GCCGCATTATCAGTTCCGCCAAAAACGAGTGCTTGACGATTGAATGATCCAGCACTATAAGCAGTTGCTACTACATCACCTGATGTAGTGTCTGTATCGTCGGTTAATATGGAATCTGCAACGCCACTTCCATCGAAGATTGCTGTATTTACTACCACAGCTTTATCACTTCCAGCAGCTACTGCAATTGTAAAACTATCATTTACAATGAAATCTGTGCTTCCATCACCTATGGTGAAACGTATATGACCTGCAGTATAAGGAACACCGACAGTAGCATCATCAAATCTATTACCGTTTGGCCCAATGACTTTAAATGTCCCTGCATTTGCAGCGGCTGCAATACATTTCAATGTGTATGTCCCGATTGTTGCGCCAGCTCCAAGTGAAATCGCTGAAACAAGGCCATTTCCTGTATTTGCACCAGCTACAGCTGCACCAACTGCAAATCTAATCCGACCTAATACTGTTCCACGAACTAATACGCCTTGTCCAGATTTTAAGTTGACCGATTTTACATCATTGTCGATAGTCAACTCAGCAAAGAGCTTGTCATAATCAACTGAACTCGCTTGTTTTGTATAAAGGTTACTCATTAGGATCTTGGCCCCCTGTTCTTATTAGTATTTACTGCAGCTGCTACCGCATCAACAGAGGCTGCTTCTTTTGTAGCATCTTCGTTCTTAAGAGCTTCGGCTTTCACTTCATCGGACTCTTCCATTTCGTCCGCACGTTGGTTAATAAACTTAAGGCCTTTACCCGCATCAGCCTTCAAAGCCTCAAATGCTAAATCCTGTGCGGTAATCGGCTGATCATACTTGGCTTTATTTACAAGATCCGTCGCAACCGTTGCGGAAATTGCATCAATGCTCTTCATGCGATCGCGTTCTTTGGTAGCGCCTGCTTCTGAAGCTGCATTTTCCAATTGCTTGCATAGTTCCGGATACTTGTTTCTCAATTCTTCTACATTTTTGATTTCCAATTCCTCACTACCTTTCGTTTTAATCGTATTTAATGGGATAACCGGGATAACAGGTGGTTCGTATTTTGTATTCTTAATAATGGGACGTGTTTCAAAAATACTCATATCATGGGCAATGGAGTTTACAACCATAAATCGATTGTCATTTGTGAATGAGGCATCGATAACTTCCTCAAACATGATTTCATCGACAAACCCTTCTTCTTTTGCTGCTTCAGCAGACATCCAGGTTTCTTTTTGCATAATAGCCGATAGCTCCGTACGATCACGACCCGTTTTATTGATATAAGCGTTGAGAATACTACTTTTAACTGACTCTAAAACAGATTTCATCTTCTCCATGTCAGTAACATTGTAATATCCCATAAGCCCAAGTAACGGGTCATGAATCATAACCTGAGCAGCTGCAGGTGCTTTGATTGTATCGGCAGCCATCATGATTATGGTAGCAGCGCTAGCTGCAATCCCCTCAATAACAACAGTTACGTAGGCAGCATGACTTTTTAATTGCGTATAGATTGCAACTGCAGCAAACACATCACCACCATTCGAATTCAATCGGACCGTTAGGCTTTTAATTGCTCCCAATGCTTTCAAATCATCAGTGAATTGTTTGGCGTAGATCCCATCGTTAGAATCATCCCACCATGGCTTTTGTGATCTGATTGGTCCATATAACAGAAGCTCGCCTTCATCTGCAGTGACATTCCTAAACTGCCAAAAATTACTCATTTTGTTTTCTCACCTCCCTTCAGAGGATCCAATACAGGTTCTATTAATCCGGAATCCTTCATCAATTGTTTCTCACGGGACAGCTGTTTTATGTTCCGATCGAAGTCTCCGCCGCCGATTTCAATCGACTCTCTTTCTCTCGTAGAAATACCTAGATCCACGCGTTTTATTGCTGCATTCACTTCTTTCAGCGGATCCACTTGACCTGGTGCTGGACCATTCCATTCAGACATTGACCATGCACGACGAATAGCCGGATCATTGAAGAATCCGGGTGCTTTAATACGACCATTTGCAACAGCTTCAGCTAGCCATTCCTCATATACCGGCTGACAAAATTCTTTAGCTAACCAAGCACGACGAGCACGAAACATTTTCCATGCTTCTAGAAGTGCAGCTCTACTCGCGCTATAACTTGATTGAAATGACTTTTGTAGTAATTCCTGCGGTATCTCCAATGCTGCGCCGATATAGCGACAAAGAGCATTAACGAACATATCGAAGTTTCCATTCGGTCTACCCGGGTTAGCGATTTGCACTTCCTCACCTTTGTTGAGTACGTTGATAGCACCATTGCCAAGCTCATAGACCGTTTCATCATTTGTCGCAACCTGATCGCCTTCAGGTACCATGTTACCTAAGGGCATTTCATTTGATGGACCGTCGGATTTAATAAAAACAGTAAACATACCAGCAATAACCGATGCCATGAGCTCCGCCTCAGTATACCTGGTGATTTGTTTCAATGATTCAATTACAGGTGCTAGGAATGGAACACCTCTCCGTTGCTCAGCTCGTTCACTTTCCATTAAATGAAGGATGTTAGGCCTGCCAGTTTTGCTTCCATAAGCTTCAATCCGCACCCATTTTCGAGGTTTAGAAGCATCCAACCCCGACACAAGCGGATAAACATTGCATATATGATAGGCAATGGTCATTCCATCTTCGTCTAATTCAACACCTGAAGTGATCCAGTTCCCATTTGAAGAATTTTTACCTTCAACACCCCCAAATAAATTACCAACCCAAGGTGTAGAAACACGATCCGCCTCGATGACATGAAGCCTTAGTGTATAAGGCATCCATTGTTTTGCTGTTCCTTTTTTGAAAATAGTAAAAGAATCACCATTCATTAGGCATCCTAAAAATGCTAGACCCTGCATATCAAAAAAATCAGACATCCGAAGAACATCACAATGTTTGCTTTCAGCCCAAATAGCAAACTCTCTTTCGGTTTGCTGCTCCCAAGCATCGGCTTGTTCTTCAGTCATCCCAAGGAGCTCAGCTTCTATTCTTGATTTTAATTTAAGCCCAGGACCAACAACATTGGTTTTAGTAGTTCTAAGGGAGGCGGTTGCTATTGGTGAATTCATGTAGAGATCGCGGGATCTTGCCCGTAATGTGCCTAGGTTAAGATCAATATCATCTTTCGGACTTCCCGGAAGGGCCGTCCATCCTCGCATACTCTTTTTCTTACCGGATGCTCCACCTTCACTGTAACCGGAATCAAGAACTTCAAGGACATTCCTTGCTGCTACACGCTGAACAGCCCTCTTTGGATCAAAGAAGGCAATTGTTCGATCTATGAAATTCAAACCATATCATTCCTTTCTAAAAATCCCGCGGGATAATACCGACCATTCTATTTCTGCCTTTACCCGCTGATTTTGATTCTTCCGCTGATACTTCCTTTTCTAAATACTTGATTGTATCCGAAATTTCCTTGAGATCTGCCCTGGTTAATCGGCGGGTACCGATCGAATATTCCTGAGCTCCCGACAAAATAGCCAATTCGCAATCAAAGTACATCTGCAATCGGCTTTTTAAAGATTCTAACCGAGTAGTCACGTTCCTACCTCCTAAACGCTGATTCCTTTACTAACCAACCCTGTCTTCTTAATATTGAGGTTAACTTTCGCACTTTGATCTTTCACTTTTTCTCTTTGGCGATGAAGAGAAACGAGAACAGGATCACCCCCTGATATTTCTAAAGCAGCTGCAGCATAATTACGACAGTCAAAAGGCTCGTTACGCCCGCCTGACAATTTCTTTTCCCAACTTAAAGAAGGACGACCTTTAACATACCGCATAATCTTATGTTCAGATGTGAGTCCAGGATAATATGATTCGTCATATCCTGTTTTCGTATCAATTGGGAAATGACAATAACCCGATCCAGAAAACTTTAGGATCAGGTTCGAAGAAATAGCATCTTTTCCGACATCTACGCCGACAATAAATAACCAAACACCATCATCATTTTTCTTTTTTGGACGCATTATGAACGGTACGCCACTACCGCCCTTCCCTTTAATCGCCCAAACGCGCTTAAATTCTCTCGCCTTACAATAGGCATATACCTTTTTAGTAAAATGACCTCCAGAATCAATCGCCGTGGTCATGACTTGCATTTTTTGCCCATCTTCTCGAGTAAATACATTGTTAATTACTAAATCATCAAGCATGCTCCAAACATGTGATTGACCAGGATCACCCATGATAATTCCATAACGGATCCCCCAGCTCTCTGAACCGATACCCCAACCAACAACCTCGTATTCAAGCCGATTGTCCTGAACGTCAACGCCGCAAGTAATCAGCAGCACATCGTTTGGTACTTCAGCCTGGTATTGCTCACGTCGCTTAATTAGATCATCCGAGTCTATTCCGGATCCGCGCTCTTCCCAAGTTTCGCCCAAGGAAGTATTTATAAATACCTTCAATTTCTCTGGACCGCCGCGTTCAGCTGCTTTGAAATCTTCAACGATTTCAACCCATCGCTTCCAGGGCGAAGCGAGCTCATTCAAGTGGAAGCCGCGTACTTTCCTGTTTTCACCGCGGGCAACCCATTTCCCGGTACCCGCCTTCCATTCACGCTCAGTATGCAGGGTACCGCAAAACTTGCAGGCCATATGAACATCGATACATTTCTTTGTTTTCACATCATATTTGAATTTAACTTGTGGCCAACTTAACGGTTGACCATCAGAGCAGCTAGGGCAAGGGAGATGCCATTGTTCCATTGTGCTCTCAAGATAGAATTCTTCGATCCGGCTGGCGCCTTTTATTGTTGGCGTTGAAACCAGCACACGCTTCCTGTTAAAAAAGGTTGTCGTCCGTTTCGTAACAAGCTCAACTGGATCCCCTTCAGTTCCTGCAGAAGCCGGGTACCGGTCAACTTCATCACAGAGCACGATGCGTATAGGGCGGCCAGCCAGGGAAGCCGGTGAATTCGCTCCTGCAAGCGTGACATACCCACCCGGAAATGATTTGTATCGGATCGTGTTGCCGCCATCTTTCGCATTGTCCCGGACACGTCCCCGCAGTGCAGGAGAATCACGTAACATCGGAGCCAGCCGGTCTTTTGAAAAGGCTTCGGCCAGATCAAGGGTAGGCTGCACTAACATGATCGGTGAAGGATCTTGATGAACGTGGTACCCAATTACATTGAGCTCAAATTCAGTTTTACCCACCTGTGCAGAGGTCATCATGACTACCGTCTCGACTTCTTCAGCACTAATTGAATCCATGATCTCTCTCATATAAGGAGAGCGATCCGTTCTCCACTGGCCAGGCTCTGCAGATGATTCCGTTGAAAGCCGTCTATATTTATCTGCCCACTCTGAAACCTTAAGTATCGGTGGAGGAGCAACGATTCTAGCTAATCTTCTAAATAAATCCGTCGTTTTGCGATCAGGTTTCCGCATTCGCATCCATCCTTGCGCGGTCCTCCTGGAACATGTTCGGATCATAATCCGCAAGCTCAGACAAAGCTTCATGTAGCATTTCAGTTAACCTCGCTTTTATTACCGGTATCTCTTCAATACCGACGAGCTGCGGCGCCAATTTCGTGGGTACCCCTAATATTTTCTGACGAAATGCCATGAGCATGTCACTCATTGCTTGCTCAACATCCTCTGATCGGTGCAGTTCCCCGCGTAATCGAGATAATTCTAAGGAGGCTTTCTCTGTTTTAATTCGTTCATGCTCCGTTTTGTGATCAATAAATCGTGGCTTGCCATCGTCTTCCTTACCGCCGGAAGCATATTCTATATAAGATTGCACCGCGATGCCAAGAATATATTTACCACGGCCTGTTTGCACGAGTACCTTTTCAGAGGTCAGCTGACGGATCCACCGAGCAGATTTACCTACGATTGTGGCCAATTCATTTGTTTGTATTTCCTGATCCTGCAGCTTGACAACTGCTTTTTTTGGTTCCGCTTTTTCCTTGGCCATCGCCTCACCCTCACTTCCGCTTTCTTCTCCTGATTTTGATGGTAGGATTCCACATGCTTTATTTGAAGAAAAAATAAAAAAACCCGATCCATCAACCAGTGGGCTGCGGAAGCGGAAGTAATTTTTAAAATTTATATCTAGACACATTTCGGGGTCGCACGCACCCGCTATACAAAAAGTAGCCGGAAGAACCTAGTTTTTATCTTAGTGATACATGTAGTAGCGTGATCACAGACCGATTGATGGATGGATAACACCTTGATTCATCTCTTCTCTATCCCTTTGATACGCTTGATCCATTGCTCGGAGGTCTGCCCGGATCTACTGCAGGTCGTATATATGGATCATTCACTTCCCTCTTGTGGTTAGCTCTGTATCGTTGTTCCAGGCTAAGTGCTACTAAATATATCCTCGATGCCTTCAATCGATCAGGCTCTTGTCTCGCCCACTCCTGCAGCTCATATGCGGCACGACTATAGAAGGCTTTTACCATTACCATATCTCAAGCGGTTGATCATAAGGCATGTATATGATGAGATCCTTATCTGTGCATGGCAGGACACTCGATCCTGTACAAGGAGGCTTGCCTATCACCGCGCTCAACATATAAGCTTCATTATACTCAGGCTTATAATGAGTTCTATATCTTAGCTCAAGACTCTG